GCTTACTGTTAAGATCAATTTCTTTCCCGGCAGCCTTTTGACCTACAGCTTTAGCTTTTAATTTTAAATTTTTTGGGGTTGCTCCTTGAGTTTCACCTGAGCGTCTTTTAGCAATCATTTTTGCAAATTGCCTACCAACTTGCTTTGATTGTTCATTCCCTTCGGGTAGCCCCTCAGATTTCCATTTAGACATATTTGGACCTGCATATGGTTTATTTAAGTAATTTCTAACTTTGGCTTTATGTTCAGCCTCGGCTCTTTGTCTTGCAGTTTTTGGGTCTACTTTTAGTGGGGTTATGTTCTTTTCTTTTTGCCCTTCAGACTTTTTTGCTTCGTTTATTTTCTCATCAATTTTCTTTTCTAACATTTTAAGAAGAGCACGCTCACCATAAACTTTCTTCACGGTTGACTCAACAAAAGCTTTATTATACTCAATCTCTGTGGACTCCATTAAAGCAGGAAATGCACCGCGAGTTGAAGGGTCAGCAACAATATCAAAAGTTAAAAGATTAAAATCTTCGTTTACAGTTTTAGTCCCATCATTATTTTCAGTTAAGCTTCCAATTCCTCGACTTGAAATTCCAATTTTAACTCCACCTTTAATAAGTCCTTCAACGACTTTTCCTGCTGGGGTTGGAAGTATCTCAGCTTCCCCTATAACTTCCCCATTTTCCATATAAAGGTTGGTAATCAGGTGGGATGCATTTGATAACTTGACTACATCATAAGTTGGGTGATCTAGTTCACCAACTAAACGACGCTCATTTATTGCCTCGTTTAGCTTCTTTATTTGTGACTCTAGAACTTTCTTTGGATATCGTCTTTTATTACAGTTAGCTTCATCTGCCCTTTGGAATATTCCTTTCACACGAAGAACTGGGTTTCCATTTCTGTTTTCAGAAAGAACAGTATAGTTCTCTAATAAAAATACGTCTTGTAAATGCATTATTTCTTCTCCCTGCTCCAATAAGGAGCACCACGATCTTTCTTGGACCTAGATCCAGTGTGGCGAACCATTGTTCTAACTGCGTAACCCTTTACGTCTTTGAAACTTGATGGTATAGATCCTGGGGAAAAACCTTTAGCAGATCTTCCATTGATGATTTGCTCGTTGTCTTTTCCCCATTTCTTTCTAGTTATAACATACAAACGGCCGGAGTCTTTTGTAGAGAACATCTGACCTATGTAACCTTTCTTAAGCGCATCTGTTATGGATTTATAAACCTTTACTCTAGACTTTTGGGATTTAGTTTTAGCATTTCCATTCTTACCACTACTAAGCATCTTGTCTCTACCTTCTTTAGATCCTTTTGCTTTTTCTGTTTTTGCTTCAGTAAGAATATCAATAAAGTCTTTCATATTATTTATATTGTGATTTCACTTTCTTTACACAACGCTCAAACTTTGAGGACTTTTTTGGACCAGTAGAAGAATGGCAGATAGCCCAAGGATTATCTTCATTGGACTTTTTCTTTTTTTTCTTTTTTTGTCCACCTGCCAAGTTAACTCCAATGTTACCAACAGAAGTAGTTCCGGCAGTTAGTTCCTCAATTATTTGTCTTGCACGCTTAATTATTGTAGAAAACTCCTCAATTAAATTTTCTGTTTGCTCTTGGAGGTTTTGCTTTTCTTCTTGAACTACTTTAGTATTAACTTTTTTATTAGACTTTAACTTTGGATTTACAGTTTTAATAGCAAAGTCCACAAAGGATTCATCAACTTTAATTTTTGAGTAATCAGGGGATTTATCTTCCCCAAGTGTAGCCTCTTTTAATTTTGGTCGGAGAGATTCTTTTGGGTTCCTACCCATTTCATTTAAAATGTTTTGAGCGAAGTCCCCAACAGAAATATCCGGTAAATGCTTATCAGCCACTATTACTTACTCCTAATCTTCTGAATCCTCTTCACCATCAATATCTTCTTCCGTAAGTTGAGAAACTGAAGTTGCTATCTCTAGAATATCACTGATATGCTCTGCAATAACATCATCTGATAGTTCTTCATCAAGTTTTGAACAGCAAAGAGGGCATTCGTGAGACTCGGCCTCAACAATCTCCTCCTGTGGGGTATCAACTTCTTCGGTGGCTTCAACCTCAGTTGATTCCTCGACCTTAGAAGTTGCTTTAACTTTAATGCCAGCGGTTCCCCAATAAGCCTGAGAAACTATGTCATTAACAACTGATTCATTAATTGAGTTATGTTTCATAGAATAACGTCCTTATTTATATTTATTTTAGCTATGAGAGAAAGTGATATAAAATTTTTGAAATATAAAATATTTATTGATTGGGTTCGTCAAATAGAGAAAAGTTAAGTCTAATCTTATCTGCTGATCCAAAATTTCCTTGTGGATACCCAGTATAATTTGATGCTTCTACATATACATCAACTGTTGCTGTAATACCTCCATTCCAGTCAGGTTCACTCGTAGGCGTACCATATATTTCACCTGTAAGTGAGTCTATAAATATTCCAGGCCACAAAGTTTGATCACCCCCTCCAGGTCTTCTGACCCTAAAGTTTGAGATTGGTATTGGATCTGTAAATATTCTAGGTATTCCTTGACCAGGAATAGAAGCACCAGCTTGAGAAGTTATAGGACTCCCAGGTCTATTAAAGAACTGCTCTTGTGTTTGCTCACTTGTCAATTTTGTATAAGCTTCACTTGGCCTGATTGGGGACACTTCAGTAAATTCAACTCTAATTAGACCTCCATTATTTCTTGTGTAAATAACTCCTATACGTATGTTAGGATTAGAATAACTTATAGAAGGTGGTTCAACAACAAAGCCAAAACTTTGAAGAGGGTCATCTGGCTCCCTTAAAGCACCAAAGCCTCCACCTCCATCAGAAAACACTGTCCCATCTATAGCGTGAGCTATGTCACCACAACTTAATGGATCAAAGTCTCTAACTATAGGCTGTCCACCAACAAAAACGGTAGGACTACCTATAACGGCTATAGGAGGGTGACTAGCAAGATCCACGCATCCATGAGGTAGAAACGGATCTCCTACCCTAACCACAGGAGATCCATTTGCGTGTACATCTTCTTTTAATGGTGTCGGAAGCGTAGGCGGGAAGCAGGTAGGGCTATGTCCAAATGTCAAAGTATTCTTACGTATTACTCGTGGCATTCCTATCTTTCTCCGTAATAATTATAGTATCATCCTCTTTAATAGCTTCTTTTATGCCAGTTATCTCTTTTTCATTTCTTCTGATTACTGGTCTAATATTGACTCCTCTAGATCCATTAGCTAATTCACTTAAAAATAAGTTATTAGTTTCATAACCAAGTTTTGTAAATTTATCTAATGGAACTCTAGTGAAAACATCCCACCAAGTTAGAAATTCAACAGATGAGTAAGAATTGTATAAATAATCAACCACATCATTTACAATGTAGGATGCCCCGGTCTTAAAGTTCCCCTCATCCACAAGACTTGAATCTGCTGACTTTGAGTAAGTTTTTGAATCAGGATTGAAATAAGAGTTTTTAAACCTATCAGACTCAGTATTATATTTATAAATAAATCCATATGGGTCAGGATTTAATTTTTCTACTTCTCCAATGTAGTAACCAGAGTATTTCTCACTAATAGGTATCTGATCCAAAGGTGGAGTCAGTAGGGATCGGTCATCTACATCTATGTCTGGTATGAAATCAGCAATTCTGGATACTACTCCATTTTCAAAATAATTTATTTTTGATTGGTTTCCGAATGGATTATGTTTTGAGCCATTACCCGGAGTAACAATAAATCCAAAGGGTATGTTCCTACTTAAAATAGAAGCATCATTCTGTGACCTGTTTGATTGAAACACTCTAAAAGTTAAATCATTCTGTCTTAATGTTATTTCACCGGAGTCTTTAGCATATCTTACCATTGGATCACGATAATCAAAATTTATTTTAGATATTGATAAGGAATAATTTTCTACATACTTATCAATTATATTTTGATCAGTAGTAAACTTATATTTAGCCTCAATGTTGTCTACCATGTCTTCTGACCTGGAAAGATCCCTTACTGTAGATAAATCTAAATAAAAGAACATTGGATCTAAATAATCTTCTTCATTATAAGTCCCAGTAAATTCATTAATTGAAGTTGGGGATAAAACTTCTATTTGACATCCAGGATTATAGCCCAAGATGGAAAGCACATTAAATCTTACTCCAGGAGGTACATACAAAGTAGATGAAGAATCATTAGTTAAGATAAATGGTAAATTTGTATTAGAAATACCATCTATCATTGTAGAGGAAATATAGTAATCGGGTCCGTCACCGGATTCTATAACAGATTCTATTTCTGATATGTCTCCCACTTCCCCATCTAAAATAACTACCCCAATGCCGGTATCAGTAGAAAAAACGAAATCATCAGATGATTCAAGTTGATCAAGCTTTGAAATTTGAATTCCTGCATTAATATCAGTATTGAGCCTCTTTTGTCTTTTTTGTATTTTTGATAAATAACCTTCATATTGCTTATAATCAGCAGATGATGCCTGAACTGATAAAATACCGAGAACAGCTTGCGTTAATGAATCATTTTTAACTTCCGAAGAATCATATTCAATAAAACTATCATTACTTTGTCTTCTAGCTAAGTTAATATAATAGTTAGCATCAAATTCATTAATTCTACCAGTCAAAAGAAGTTTTTTAATTGTGGATAAAAAGAATTTAACATCTACTTTAGTATTTCCAAAATAATGAATATTATTAAAGGCGTCTAATAGACCTTCACTAAGACTTATTGCTATTTTATCTAAAGTTAAGTTTGAAACATAATCTTCATTCCAAGGTGATAGTTTATTTTGTCTAGCCATAAAGTAGTCAACTTCTTTTGCTATAAACTTTTTAAATATATTACCCTCGTAATTATTTGTTACTATTTCTGTTGACTTAGTAGGTGGTTTAGTAAAGAAATTATATTTTCTATCTAATAGAGCTTCTCTTGCTTGATCTTCCCTCTGGTTGTTAGATTTATTAGATTCAGTTGGGTCCAAGTCGTAAGGTTTAGTCAACTTTATTTTTGTTGTTTTATTCCTTGCAGTTTGATTTCCAATTAAACTTTCTATTTCGGATGGTGGACTAACAATTTGACCAGGATATAATGTAGAATTGTTTAGGGATAGAACATCAAATACTTTCTTTGAATTATTATAAGATAATCCTGGGTTGGATCTTCTACATGTAGATTCGCAATCAGAAGCGTCATCAAATGGGCAAGCAAGCCCCGATTCTATTTGTTGTTCTGAGCACTCTACGCACCTGCCATCAATACATCTAAACCTACCAGATAAGTTTCCTAGGGAAGGAGGTTCTGAAGGAAGCTGTACCCCTACGCTACCTGTTTGCTGGAACGGGTCTGGGTCAGGCTGTGTACCAAAGCTTCCAGTTTGTTGCCCAGCTACCCCTGTCTCATTAGGTCTAGGAATCTCAAATACTGGCTGTTGAAACCCCCTAGGTCTTTCCCCAACCCTTGGGGGTAGAACTTGAAAAGGCTTTGGTCCACCGGTAGTGGGTCCACCTCCTGAACCGGGTGGTAATGGGTCAAAAGTGCCTCTTGGTCTACCGGTAGTGGGTCCACCTCCTGAACCGGGTGGTAATGGGTCAAAAGTGCCTATTGGTCCACCGGTAGTGAGTCCACCTCCTGGATCGGGAGGAACTGTACCGAGATCTCTTGGTCTAGACCCGGTGAATGGTCCCTCAGTACGTTCTGGGCATCTGTAGACATATGTTATTCTATCTGGAGTTTCTTCTACTCTTATAAGTTGATTCCTTACACCAATAGGAGTCTGATCTCCGCATTTCCTTTCCGGGTTTTGCATACAATTTTGCGGGCAGGGCACCGGTACGGCTGTTTGTGGTTGTAAAGCAAAGACTTCATCAAGTGTAAAAACTCTTGACCCTATCCTACAAGGAATACATTCAAAAGTTATAGTTTTTACATTTATTCCATCAGGGCAATAAATTCTTGTCTGTCTACAAAATTTGCCTCTTGCACCACCGGGACCAGCGGTTCCAGGTCCAGCCGGTCCCGTAGTAGCAGGACCAGGGAGTCCTCTACCACCGCGTGGACCAGCGGTTCCAGGTCCAGCCGGTCCCGTAGTAACAGGAACAGGGAGTCCTCCACCACCGCGTGGACCAGTAAAAGGACCAGGGACTCCTGTACCACCTCCTCCAGGACCAGGAGGGCCTCCAGTACCAGGAAGTCCACCTCCTCCAGTTCCAGGTCCACCACCGGTAGTGGGTCCCCGTTGGCCACGGGGGCGGTCAGGCTTTCTCTCACATGGTACGCAGGGCTCTTTTATATCAAAAGCTTTATTTATACACTCTGTCTCTGAACTGTAGACTTGGTTTGTTCTTGGAGTCTTACCATTTGGGAATCTAGATCTATATTCAGATAGTTCTATACATTTATATCTACGAGTAAAGCACCCAACATTAAATGGATCCCGAGGCTTTATTGTACCGCCATCTCGATAACACCTAGTGCTATCGCAAATACAGACCCATTCTTCTACCGGTGGAAAAATTACGGGTCTAGATGGGTCAGGAGGACTGTAGACATAAGGAGGTACAATTATTTCTCTACCCCCAGCAGCGGTACTCCCTGTAGGTTGCTGGCCAGGAATGTATTCACCACAATTAAATCTGTGTAGATTCCCTAGATAGCTCACCTATATAATCTCCTTTTTTTATACTAGACTTATTGTAGGTGCTCTAGCGTTTAGATTTGATCCAATCTGGGACGTTCCAACGGGAAATCCTGTTATTTGAAATGTGATTGTTGGGTAAGTTGCTATACCAGCACCAGATTGACCAAGATATCCCATTTGAGAAGAATCAGATGTTAATTCTATATCCCTGTTTATAACCACGAACCCAGCAAAACATGTCTCTTCTCTTTGATCTGGAAGTTGTATTCTCCTATTACTGAAAAACTCACCATTAAATGGAGGAGCACCAGCAGGTATTAAATGGTTGTCGTCTCTATTACCACCAAAAAATTGGTCTTGTGCTACCCATGCAACGTAGATAGTGAATTCGTTTCTTTGCTTTTCTACCCAAACAGCATTAGTTCCAGTTCCTCCAACAAAGTAGTCATACTGTGGTTGGCAACTCATTGGGGCGCAGTTCCATAATTGAACGTCAACGTGGTAATCATCCATCCAATTAACTGAAGACCTATCTATGAATATTCTCTTTTTAACATAGAAAATATTCATCATGCCGCTCTTACCTCTCCAGTTTTTGGTTCCTATTTTATTAAGTCTTGATGAAAGATTAAAGTTTGAATATGATCCAAAAGAGTGACCGTCTAGATTATCAGAGTCTCCATTAAAAGCATGTACGTGTATTCTATCATTTGGATACTGACCCGCATTAGGTAAGTTATTTCCCTCGACCCATGGAGCTACATCCCAGTCTGGGTAATCTGGTATTGAGTAATCGTTTGGAAGGCCATATCTGGTTTTCATTGCTGACTTTAGAGCTTCCGTTGTAACAGAACCCTGAAGTTGAGTGTCAGATATATATTTACATATTGCACCCTCAACTCCAAAGTTAAATCCTCCCTTGACATAACCTCCACCAACTATCTTTGGTGATGTTTGAGCAGAAATTGAAGTGGAAAGTGATGTTATCTGAGACCGTAGTGCTCTATAAGCTCTCTTAATCTCGTAATCCAACTCTGCTTGTGTTGCTACTGGGTTAGCTATGGAGAGTTGTGGTACAGCAGCAGCAATACCAGCCCTTTCATTATAACTTAATTCGGTAGTTCTGAGGAATGGTCTAATATCAATTACATCCGCACTAGTTAGAATTGGAGTTCCTCTATCATTCTTAGGAGCGTCTCTCCTAACAACAATGTAAGCTAGTGGAAGAATAGTCTGACCAATTAAACTATAATGTTCTTCAGGTAAAGTTTCTGATAGTAGTGGGCTAAGGTTCATCAAGTCATCAGGTACAGGGAAAGAACCTTTAATTCCTGAGTCACCCTCTCCCGTAACCCCAAAGCCACCGTAATTCATGTAAAGATCCGATGGATCTGCTAGAATTTTAGATCTTCCTTGGGAGTCTATACCTTCATAGTTTTTATATGATGAATTTCCAACTGCATCTAGAGGACCCTCAGTAAAGTTCATACCTATCCCAGCACCAAGAACAAGTCCCAACTGTGGCCTATTTATTTTTGTTGGATTATCATTTATAAACTTAGCAATAGTGGTAGAGCTTGTATCTACTGGCTTAGAATAAACAAATAGCAAATCAATTCTAACAGCATTCGGAGCTAAGGCTTCTTCAGCTTCACTAAATGGAACTCTATTTCCTGCTTCATTAGTATAATAAAAGTCTTCAACATTAAACTCAGGTATCGTAATTGACAATTCACTTGGAACATCAACTACTGCTGTTCTAGTTACACCACGCCATAACTTAACAAAATTTGTTTCAGCAACACCTAGGGAAGCAAACCCTAATGCACCTGCATTATCATATTGCCTTAAAACGAACTCTGTCCCTCTTTGGCTATTATTTGCCCAAAGTTGGACCTCGGTTATAGGATAAGGAGGTGTATTTATTCCATCAGGGTAATCTATATTTGCCGTATTCCCTGGGGTTATAACTTGGTTACCATCTCTAGGTCTAAGAACAGGATAAGTAAATGCTCTCTCTGATAAGCCATTCATGCCAAAAGAGCTTTGTGTATTGTAAAACTTAAAGTTCTCTAATAATGGACCTAGAACTTGGTCATTCAATAAGGTAGCAGCCCAGGTATTGCTTTCAGTAATATCAAAGCCAGTAAGATGTCTAATTATTTGCAATCTATTTAAACTGTAAGCGTCGTTAATTCTAGCAGTAAATCTTCCTGGTTTAACCTTGACTGTAGAATCTGAACCCTCTACATATGGCTTTAACTCATTAAGCTCATTCCTATCAATACCATCAACACCAGCAGCAGTATTAAGTTCAGCTACTTGATCCTTCAACCACAAAGTATTTTCATGAATTTGCTTTAAAGGTATATTATCCACTTCCCAATAGTAGGGATCATTAGCTTTAAAGAATCTTACTGGGTCTGTAAACCTATAGTTACTATCGTAAAATTTAATCCTACTCATTATGAATCCTTACTGTCAAGCTCGAAAGTATTACTTGATCTAAATCCCCTACCAATATCTCTATATGTATCATTCGCAAAGTCCCCATACTTAACTTGAGTATAAGGTAAGATTCTTCTTACAGGAGTTGGAATATTAGACTTTCCAATGCTACAGTGTTTTGCATTGGCAAAAAGATTAGATGATGATTCGTCTAACAAAACCGCTCCATTCTGATTAGAAATAATCTCATTACTATAATAGTACCCTGAAGTTTCCCATTGACTATTAACGGTATTATATCTTCTTATTCTAGAATCTAGACTAGAAGGGCCTATTGAGGAGCAATTAGATGATGCGTGGTACCCCTGACTATATATTTGATCTATTTCTCCGACTCTTCCACCTAATCCTGATATTGAAAGAATCGAAGCTTCTGGATGAACTGAGAAATACAGTCTAAAAGGGCCTTTATTCTTATGAACATCTGGTGCCCAAGGGTTACCACTACATGGTGCATAAAAGTCTATAAGAGATAAGGATTCTGTGTCTGGGGTAGTCATAGGAGCCCCACTATGGAAGGTATCTTCACTACCTACTTCTAACCATCCACCTAAAGGCCCATGGTAGTTTGCATCTTCTGGATAGTCTTCTTCTACTGAAACAAATGCTGACTCCATTGTACTATCATTACCTATATTCCAAATAAATAATTTGTTACATAAATATACTGATCCTCCAGTAGTATCGTAATAAACATCAGATGGATTCCAGAATCCGCATGGGAAGTGAACATTTTTTAAATCAATATGACTTTGATTTAACGCTCTTACACACATTCCGCCATAAGTTAATTCAGTGTAGGTAGTGGTGTCCTCCCCTGGATCAAAGATTTGATTTTTGCCTGTAAGAAGGGCTGGAATTGTATGGGACCCTATTTTTTGAAATGAGGTCCCACTATTTTTTGCACCTATATTATAATTATTTATAACTCCTCCACCTCCATCTATAGGGTTTGGATAAAACTGTATGAATCCACTGGAGATATAATCACCATTTGACCCTGGGTCGTATAGGGGTCCATCAGTTACTGCGGTAACTCCATACTCCCCTTTCCAATAGTTTTTGTAATATCCTAAATCCTTAATGTTTAAAGTAGAGTGCTTATCCAATACAATACAAGACCTTGTAGAATGTAGTTCAACCATTGTATGGTTGAAAGGATCATTAAGGTTATATGAATCTACATCAAAGTTTGCATCAGTATTATCTGTAGGTGGTTTAATAGCGATTATAGAATTATCTTCTGCATATAAATCAACACCGAATTGAGCAAAAGCAGTAGGACCATTTATTTCTATTTTAGAACCTTGTCCTGCATAAGCTCCCGCTAACCTTTCTTGTCTTGCTTGATTAGGAGGTCCAAAAACTTTAGTAGCATAATGTTTTGATCCTTGCAAAGTCATAGTAGACCCATTAGTTACAGAAATTTCTGATCCCTTTACTGCAAAGTTTGCTATAGATTGCTCATCCTCTCTTATTATGTTACAATGTATTAGTTTGGCCTCTGAATTATTTTTTAAAGATATAGCTGGTAAGATACCGTCTGAATTTCCAAACAGGTAATCAGCCCCAACTGGGCGTCCGAATGATCTTGAAAAGTTAAATCGTCCTACTTTATCAACTATCGCAGAAGTTTGAACTGGTAGTAGTTTAGAATTAAAAAGCTCTAGATGTGATCCATTGGCAGAAAAGTCGTAGTGATAAAAGGTGTCATAATTAGCTCTAGGATCACTTTCTTTTGTAGTTGGTAAAATACTATTCTTATTGTAAATTAAGTTAGAAATATTTAATTTAACTGCTTGTTTTTGATTTCCTATTGCTGTTAATTTATCTAATTCTAAAGTTGAATTAAAACAATCCGCTCCAACAAGGTTACCTAAAATAAAAGTTCTACCATTTAAGGAATACTTTGAGTTTACAGCCTTTAAACCATAACCGGTGTTTAACTCTAATGATAAAGCTGTATTATAAGCAATAGATAAATTTTGTGATTCTTTATTTTTATCTTCATACACCCCACCTTTTAGGATAGAGTTCTCTAAGTTTATTCCTATAGTATTCCTACTGAACTCTAGAATAGTATTTCTTGTTTCAGTCGGCTTTGCAAGATTAACCTCACCTAATAATGAATCTAATTTACTTGCATACAAATTATCCATGTGGGATTGAGTAGAACTTATATTAATTAATGAGTTTATGGCATGTAGCCCTGCTGAATCATCATCGCGCAATAGAGTATTTTCAAAACTATTATCTAAATCAATATAGTTTATTCTTTCTTCCCATGGACCTATCAATCTCTCGCTATCACCAGGAGTAAAGCCATAGTTTCTAGTAGCTACACAGGATCTTAAAATATTTATTTCAGAGTTTACAACTTTTATACCTGCTCTTCTATGCCTAGTTGAGACGATGTTTTCTAGATAAATATTTGTAGAATTTGAAATAAAAACTCCATAATCGTTATTACTAACAGTTGAACCAGACCCGTCTACGAAAAAGTTTCTTACATATATTGGACCATTACAATTGTCAATAATAATTTTTGGCAATGTGTTTCCATAGAATAATGAAATAACCTCTGTACCATTTTTAATGTTATTTTCATAATTTACTCTTTCATCAGTAACTAAATCAAAGGAACTAGCATCTTTTGTGTGAATTTCATCACTATTATTAGGATTATACTCATAAGCTTCAAAATAAACTCCATGCTCCCCATTAGGGTGATCGGATGGGTCCCTTCGATTTCCAGATCCTCCTCTATTAGGAATAACTAAAGTTCCTCTGTTATAAATTAAGTTACTTGGAGACTTAACATAACCATTTAATACAGTATTATTTATTCTTTGATCTTCACTTGCAAGAGTTGAACTATAAACGAAAGAATCAATACTCTCGCATTTAGATTGTTTAAAAATTCTAAAAGGTGCTTGATCAAGTGGCGCATATTTAGCGTCAAGCAACTCTTTTGCATAGTCTACTGAAGATACGCCAGAAGCAAAATTGTATTCATTTAAACCATCGGTATTGTCTTCAGTATTTGTCCTTTCACTAATGAATAGTACTGTAGCAAAAGTAGAGGACGCTCCTGCTTCAGTATGGGCGAAGTTTTTATTAACAATTTCTAATGATCCACTTGGACCAAATGTAAAGTTTCTTAGCTCTAAGGAATCCTGGAGGCCGAAATTAGCAATTTCTACGACAACAGGAAAGTTAACATACTTAGGTATTGCCTCAATGCAAGTTTTAATATCCCTGAATATATTTTTAGAACATCCCATTAACTCATCTGGGACATCGGCAGATACGACTAAAGCTGCACCAGGGACGGATGAGGTTGGGTAACCGAGCTTCTCCCATAGTAAATAAGTTCTCTCATCCAAATCGTATATTGGTAAATTGTCTTGCTCCCAGTTATAAAAAGAACTAGTATCAAACTTTGTTACCTTATCTGTCCAACAATTGAAAAGCTTGGTAACTCCTGTAACAGTATAAAAGTCGTCGGGAAAATACATTTTAGAAAGTAATACTCCATCTAAAAACTAAAGCAAAGTCATCAGTTTTTCTGATACCTGAGAACTGTCTGTAGGCTACAAGTATAGGGGCCGGTGGATCATTCTTCTTTATATTCTTCATAAAGAGCCCGATCTCATTAAGTAGGGAATCTTCCCCATCTCTCTGAAGGTCGTTGGCAACAGTCTCATCTAAAACTATTGTAAATCTAACAGTCCTAGAGTCTAATCTAGTTATTTGATTATATGGTATAATTCCATATAAATTATCCTCTGCTGCAACGGAAGCTGTAGAACCCTTTATTATATGCCCGGTTACAACATATAGATTACTATACTCCTCTATGTATTCATCTAAAGCAGTTAAAGGACCAACTAGTTCATACCTATCAGCAATCTCGTCATTTGGGTCATCACCACTAACGCCTACTTGAAATCTATCTATTTGAAAGTCAGTTATCTTATCGGACCCTACGAGTGAAAATAAGTGAGATAATCCAATACCCATACCAGAGGTAATGATATTGTGATCATCGAATACAACTTCTTCACTGCCATCTTGATAGCGTTTTGACACTGTTAAGTGCCCAGCTATATTTAATTCGTTTTCAATATTTAAGTTCATTTTAACTGAATTTTAATTTAATATCAAATCTAAACCCTAATGGGACTCCCACATATTCACTAGCGTTCATAAATAAATGCATAGCAGCTTCTTGGGTAGCACCAGAAGATTTATTGTTTACATAGAGAAGATCTCTAGAAGATATATATTTACTAAAGAGTTTATATTTTCTAGGATTATTGTTTATAGAGAAATTATAAGGTGGATTTTCTCCATTTTTAAGCATTTCTTTTATATCTAGAGTCCATAATCCAATAGAATATAAACCACCAAATAAATACATAGCTCCAGCGTCCCCCGATGGAACTAAGAAAGATACGTGCATACAGGTATTACTAGTATCCGTCTCTATTCTTCTAAAAGCTTTACATTCAGATAATTCATCATATAAGTTATCCAAAGTTCCAGTTAAAGCTTCACCATCTCTAAATGTTAGGAATCCATTCTCATCTACCGTGCCATAAGTATTAAATCCAGGGCTGAGAGTCCCGGACATAATTTGATTCTCTCCAAAGTTATTCCCAGGATCTTTAGCATAAATAACAAAGCTAGCATCTAAAGCAGATGGTATGAAAGTTCCTCCATCAGTCCATAAGGATGATACATCATCGACACCTGGAATAGTTTTAATGTTTTGAGCATAATTCAAATAATGACCAAGATCGTAGTTAATCTTTAAAAAATCAAGTAATTCAGTAAAGTCTACTGATTCACTACTACTTACGATATAAGGAGTGCAATTTACTTCTTCTAACCTAGTATCAGTTGGTTTAGGATCAGAGGGTAATAGTTTATAATATAAATCCAAGGCAGAAGCTGTGCCATAAGAATCATATCCAGATAATGCATTATCCTCACCCTCCTTTAAGACAATGAAGGTTGGCCAATTTAGTCCGACCCCTGTGTTAGCCGGGTTATCATAGACAGAAAACTTTAAATCAGCCTCGTTACCTACTCCAGGGAACCCCTGCTCATTAATGGTTATCCTTATTCCACCTTGAGGATCAGCGGAAAGACCAAAACTTAACTTTTTGGAATCTATATCCCCCGCTCCAATCGGAATTAAAAAGAATGAAATTTTGTCAGTGGCACCTGGAATATATGTTGAAGTATATTGGAATTCTTCGCCATCAGCGTAAGTGCCGGTTATAATAATCTCATCCCCTCCATAATAAGAGTTTCCTGGGTCTTTTGTATCTTTTACTATACTTAATCTATTTAATTCAGTATCCTGGTTAGGGCTTGTGTTAGTTCCGGTAACAAGGTATTCTAAGTTAGATCCATTAAATATCAAATTTATAACTGCTTTATCAGCATTATCATCTAGCTCCAAAGTCACGTCTGAGCCAATACTACTAGTGTAGATATTAGTAATATCATTATTTGTTCGACTTCTTATCTTATTAGAAGCAAGACCATTAAAAATTGATGTTACTTCATGCCGACCAAAATTTTCAAGAATACTTACACCAAAATCGCCGAGGTAGACGCTGTCAGTTACTGTTCCACCATTATCAGTGGCTGTAACGAATATACTAGTTGTCGCAAAGTCTGTTAGATTTAGTTCTTTGTTAGCTAATGCAGCAAAAGAAAAGCTAGCAGGCCCATAAGCTGATAATGAATCATCAGAACCTAATAATTCACGTATGTTTACATTATTGCTATACGACACTACACCTAAATAATTCTTATAGGATGAATCTATTGGAGCTAAATTATCATATCTAAAAAGACTTTTATGTGCATGGTTTCTAAATCCATCCCCGTCCTTACCGAAAGAGACAGCCATTATAGTATAGTTAGAAGTGTCTAATATAGATGACGCACTTTCTAAACCACTAAGGTAGGGTGGTATAGTCATTATATCAGCAATATGTTCTCTGGCTAAATCTAAAATCATTTTACTCTATTATTATAGTCTCTGTTATACCTATGGTTCCTATATAATCCGTAGTGTCAGCGGTGGTTGTAACTCTAGGATCTATTCTATAGTTATGCCTACTTCCTCCCTTTGATTCATGTATATCTTCCATCTTTGAATAATCTCTGCTTGCAATAGGTTGTTTATTGTATTTTCCAATAATCTGATTAAACCAACCTAATATATTCATTAAATCAATTTTAGATATATCATGTCTAAACTCAGTGCAGTAATTATAAGTCATTGGGTGTGACTTATCTATCCCTCCGAGTAGAGGTTTACACCATTTATTTAAAGTTATATCATAAAGGTCCATGGAATGATATAAAGCGACTCTATATAAATATTCGTCAACAGGAACTTTAAAAACCTCTATAACATACTTTTGATCTTTTCTATGTAGATAACCAAAAGTATTGAAATAGTCATAATCCATATCTACTTCAACATTTCTAGTGTTAAATTTAACTGAAAGCTTTTTATAATCTGATTCACCAAAAATAGTAATTAATTCATAGCGCCTTGGAAGTTGAGCTTCAGGATCTATAATATCTAAACACTGGAACCCTTGTCTCTCTGGGTCATCGTAGCTGAACTCTTCTGGGTTGAAAGTAAACAAGTGGGAGTACTTTCTTATCACATCGTTTGAGTTTAGTACTCCTCTCTCTAAAGCTTTTCCGCTATCATGTCTTACCCATTTTTTATCTTTAGTATAAGACCAGATCTTACCCCCTTCTTCCTTAGTGTGAATCCATACTCCAATAGTACCCCCTCCATACTCTATACCACCAGGGTGGGTTACTAGAGCATTGAAAGAGAAGTTGAAATCGTGATCAGGTAGAAGGAAATTCTTTTCTACGTCATAACCATCTTCAGTAAAGTTTTCAAACTTATCTACATCAAAGCTTATTCTTGGGAATCCATCTTGTGCTATTTGCCAAATAATAGTATTTGAGTTTAGGAAATCGTTAGCTCTTCCTGCGCCAGGAGCGTCAGACTTTTCTGTTCTAAATACAATAAAACTATTTAATGGGTTTGATCCAGAAGTATGAATCAACTCTACGGAATCAAGAATACCAGAGCATCTATACTCAGGATTATTAACTACTATTTCATCACTGGCAGATGTAAAAATATGAGTACCTAGTGACTTTGACGCCGCTGTATCAGCAAAAGGTTCCTCTCCGGGATGAAAAGAATGAACCCCAGAGTACAAATATGTATTAGAAATTAAATTACCAGCAGCCTTCTGGCCTGGGCCATCGGATGTGAAATCAGAGTTTCTTAATATTGATCCAAAAGCATGATTAAATATAGTTGGTCCTCCATCTAGTTCCAACGTTCTTGGATTTAACCTATGCCCACTAAAGTCTGATGTATAGACATCATACATCCAATGGAACTCTCTGCCTAAAGCAACTCTGTAAAAGTCTTCAGGTGCCTCTGGGAAAGCGCCAGACGATTCGGTTAACTCATTAGCATAACTTTGTGCTATATTCTTCCAATACAAATCTTTTACTAACGAATCATAGTTAGAAGATAAATAAATATGACCTTTAGCTAATTTGCGGTCCTCTTCAATTTTATGGAAGATAGCACCTATTGTATGTAACTGACCTCTGTCACAAGAGTAATCGCTCTCATAAGCCTCTAAAGATGTTGGTGATTTCCAACCCCTAAAAGGGAAGGTGTTGCTAACAGCTATCTCATAATAAACATTTGCAGAATCTAAGGTTTCGCAAGCTCTGTATATTGGAGGAATATCCCTGTAGTCTGGGATAGTGACGAAAGTTAAAGATGATGGAATCAACCCTAATGCAGCACCGCTTAAGATATTATTTCCTAAGGGGGCTGTCATACTACTCAAACTCCAATTAGATGGTGAATTAAACCCGTCTCTTGTGTAAAAGCCTTCTTTTGGAAAAAAGTTTGAATAGTCTCTTCTTCTGTAAGTTCTTCTAGGAACATTAAATAAAGTTGTATTATTTGGTGAACTAACTCTTAGATCCTTCCAGAAGGAATCAACATCTGTTCTCCCAAATACATTCCCGTCCTCGTTCAAACCCCTCTTATACCCATTCATTGAGTATACACCGGTTACACTTAAGTTAGTAAAAGAAGAAGACCCATCTAGGGATGACTCTGGATTGTCGTTCTTTTTAAAATCTACAAAAGGTATAATATCTGGTGTGTATTCCTGGTAATCTGAATCAGAGGCGTTTAGCCTTATTCTTGGTATTGAGTGTGCAGGTGAGAACTCCTTTACAGCCTGAGAAGCCAACTGCACGGCCCTACCTGAATTAACTTCAATAGTGTTCTTTAGGAAATCAAACTCATCGGCTTCAAAAACTAAATCAAAGTGTGAAGACTTGCCGTTCCATAAGGAGAGGTAGTTTACTTTTTTGTTTGAAATATCTTTAATAATGTTTTCCCAATTTGGAGGGTAAGTAACATCATCAGTAAAGAATAACCATCCGTTATTTACACCGGAATCTTCTATATTTTCTATTGTGTGTGATTTTATATAATCTCTTACTTGTATAGCAAAGTTTTGAGGAACACCAAAACAAACTAATTTGTCGGCAATCCTATCAATCATATCTTTTGTTAAAGATACATTGACGTAGTAGGGGTATTCCTCAAATGGTGGTATAGGATAAACCCTTCCTCTATATTTGAACTTGAAGTCTTCATCATCAATAGGGAATGGTTCTCCTGCAAGTAGGAATGATCCACTAAACTCTTGAACTAAATCAAATATAATTCTATCTGTAGCTAGTTTTATATTCTCATCAAAATCTTCTTGATTGAATGCGTTTACACCAAACTCTCTTCTAAAAGCTAAGTCCCTAGTCCAAGTTGTGTAATCTTTAAATAATGTTGATTCTGTAGCTAAAGAATACCAAATGATATGTGGAATATATGACTCCCAAAGATCTGATATTCTTGATGAAACATCAAATACATTTTGACTGAATATAGCATCAGATGCATACTGCAAAGACGCTTTAGTTCCTGCTCTCTTATAAACTTCTACAGCATTAATTAATTGTAGCCTCCACCTTCCTGGATCTTCGCCAAAAAGAGGCCACCCTATAAGATCGGCAACGAAGGGGAGGTATTCTTCTGGGCATTGCTGAATTTGATAATAAGTCTCTATCTGATCAACACTATTTGAGTAATCAGCAAATGCAAACGAAAAAGCTTTTACTATCTTTGATACTGGGCCGATTATCTTTTTATTATCTATATAAACAGATAAATTTAAAAATCTATCTATAGCATCTTTTAATCTAAAATCATCTTTATCAATATAAAGAGGAGAATAAAGTACATCAACAAGTGTTTTTAGCTTATCTAGTTGTTGAGTCCCACTAGTATTCTCCGTATTTGCAATATATGGAGGAGGCAGATACTCGTCTGGGATTAGATCATTATCTCTGAAAGCGTCACATGTAGCATAGTTCTTCCAAATATACTCAGTCACACCTTTCATTGTATCATTTATCAGTATCTTCTCACCCTCGTATAATTTTTCTGTTAATAAAGTTTTTACATAAGAGGAAGGTTGATAGTCCAACGTATCTGGCCCAGATAGATTTAGGAAGTATATCCAACTAAGTTGATCAACCAAATAAGCATGTTGGGCACTAGTATCAGTATTATCTTCAACAAAAATTTTAGTTGGCTTATTGAGATAAATTCCTGGTAAAAGATCGTTCTCCAGATAATCTGCAAACTCTTCTTTGGAATCGAAGTTATTAAATGTATAATTTAATGGAACTAAAATTCTCTTTTCAAACTCAGCAATGTCTAAATCTAAAATGTCATTTTGCTTTACAAAATACTGCGCCATTCCAGAAGGTGTACCCAAGCCTGAAAACTCTCCAACACCTTCCAAAGCACTTATGTTAAAGACAGTGTCAACTATATTTAATATATTTAAGTGACTATTTATTAGTTTATCAATAGGATCTAAGTCTTGCCCAGATAAATTATAATCATCAAGTTTGTATTGATCAGGGACTATAAAGCTTAACGCTTCATCGAAATTCGATTTATGAAACTTTCTACTTTTACCAAACTTTCCTGGGTCGACCATTAGACGTAATGAATGGTTATGTTAAAGTTGTTTAACTGAATTATTTCATTAAAATTAACAACTATCGTTTCAGGAATATTATCTATTGATGCAAACCTGACTTCATTAATTTCAAAGATTTCTCTAGCTAAGTCGCCAGGAACAAAGTATTGTCCGAAACGCCAATTATCTACATTAAAATAGCTTAGTATGACTGCTCTTATTTTTGCTTTTATAGTTTCTTCGTTAGCTTTGTATTGTTTATCAACTCTAGCTGTTATACTCGTATCTATAGTCCTTATTAGGCCATCTACTACAACAACCTCATCTGTTATCATTTTCTTCTCATCAATTCCAGCAACTAACTGTCTTTTAAACTCAGGGGTTGCTTTCCTTAATTGAAGATCACTGGCCTTCTCTAAGACAAATAGATCAATTATATTTGCTGATGAGTAAGCTCTTCTTACCGATGCAGTTGCTTTTCCTACTGATCCATAACTAGTCATGTAAGTATTAGCAAAAGCATCATAATCGTCAAGTGTAACTAGCCTATTTAATGATCTGTAAAGCTTTGGACCATAACGTTTAGCGTGAGAGATAGTTTCAGCATTAGCTCCACCAGTACCAGCGGAAGTATTTTCTATAGTAGCTGTTTTTGTTTCACCACCGAGACTGCAAGAAATACGAGAGTTTAACGACTCTTTTCTTATATTACCTCTAGTTCCTCCACCTACACGATAGAAAATAGTATAAGAATCAGTTATATTAGGGCTTTTTCCTACATTACTATCTGGAAAAAGTATTGTAGCAGCGTAAGAACTGTCAGTTGCAATTTGAAAAACTTTATCATCCGGACCGGAAGCAAAGAATACAGACTCTACTTGTTTGTATCTACCGGCAGTGGTTTCATCATCCCCATTAATATAAACTAAAACACTACCTTCTACTACGGGGGATTGTGATAACTTAATTGACTTTATGGATTCAGTATTAGAAAATGCCCCATCCTCACGAATAAAAGACCCTTCTAAAAGAACTAGATTTGTAAACTCATTACCTACTTTTTCATTTTCATATAGATTGATATTCCCTTCAGAGTTTTCAACATCTATATCGCCATTGGCAGCTACTTTATATAAGGTGTAAGTTAATGGTGCTCCGTCTTCTGGTGAGGTTATATTAATTACTCTAGAGGGCGCTTCTATTACTAGTTTATCCTCTTCGGGTATAGTAAATGTTTCATCTAAAGTAATTTTTGCATTCGCTGCGGATGATATTGGACCCTTTAATCTGATACCTATAAGGTCTAACAAGTTCTTGACTGACTTTCTAGTCCTAGCTGTTCTTAAGAAGTTCTCATATGATAGATAATCGGCTTTGTAGGATAGAACATGACCCATATAAGCTACAAGTTCTATTAGCATCATTCCGAAATCAGATTCAGAAATATAGTTATAATCTAAAGGGTATACAGCTTTGACATAATCAATCATACCCTGCCTCAAAGTTAAAAAGTCTGTCGCGGCGAAGTTTATAAACTTATTTCTAGCCTCTAGATCTACATCCAAAGTCTTTAGAAAATCTGATTCTACCGTTCCTTTAAATACCATTATAATGTTACTTCTAAATCAAAATTTACAGATTCTACATTTTTTAATCTACAATAAAGTTTTATTGTTAGAGTTTGATCTCCATATGCGTTAGGAGAATCATTTGGGATTACTCTTATTTTAAGAAGTTTAACATCCCTAGCATATCTAGCCATAGACTCAATAACTTCTATTTTTATTTTATGTAATAGGGATTCATCTATTTGCTCCATCATATAGCTCCTGAGATTAGTGCCAAAGTCAGGATGCATTACTCTTTCTCCCCTGTTGGTCATGAGCATTTGTCTTAAATTACTCTTTATAAGATCAACCCCTCTAGCCTTAGTAAAATAACTTCCGTAAGTTTTCGGGTCAATTGGGTATTGAAATCCGTAAATACTTTTTGTGGCAGACCTAATCGCTGATTTATTTGACAGCGAGGGATAATTAAAAATATTATTATAAACCGTTACTTCGGAATTTACTGCCATAGCTACTTACCTTTATTAAAATATGGGAACGTTAATGGTGGAGGATTTGTATAGTTAAACCCTATATCATAACCATTTTGTTTCATATCAACAGTACATTTATATAGTTCCGTAAATAAAGTATTATACTTTTGTTGATAAGCATCATAATCTATAAACTTAGCCATTGTCCCATGTTGAGCTTCAATATCCGCTACTGATGTGGATGTTAAAGCTAAACCCTCCTCAGTGTATAAACAAGTACCAATAGAAGAAGTTGTAAATACAGCATTGACATATGCTGCTGAGGCTTGGGAACCTCTATTTTTTAAACATCCTGGGTACATTATTGACGATACTACGGTATCTAAACCGGTTACACTTCCATCAGCATTAGATAATACTATCAATGGATTAGGGTATATCGTCCCAGTAGCCCAAAATGGGTGTTCAACATTGGTATTAGTAAATTTTCTGTCTTCTTCAGCAAAAGGTAAATAAGCAGAAGAAAAACTCAATCTGTTATTTTCTGACACGGAACTCCATTGATAATCACTACCACTTAGCTGCCCCCAAGTAGGTATTAATGTATCTTTAAGTTCAAACAAATAACACCTATCAACTAGGAAGCCTAGAAATTCCATTTTTTCTAAAGCAACGGAACTTCCTTGTGCATCATCATTTAATATACCTGTAAGAGTAAGGCCATCAAAAGTTACACTTCCTGCATCAGCCCAACCAGACAATATATTTTGTATATCTTGAGGTGTTGTTCTGAAAAAGTCAAAATCAGTTTTAGATACGATATTAGTGTCCCTAGCAACAAAGCTTCTTCCTAAATCCCAAGTAAATGGTGGTAAGAAATTTTTTGCATTAGCGCCATAGAAAGAATCAGTAAAAAACTTAGATCCCTCCCATTGCCTTCTAGTCACAGTAACTTCTGAATCATTAGGATCATAAAAATCATAAGATTGCAATGCTGAAGTGTAGCCGCCATCAAGACCGTTATTTGTTGAGTATCCCTTTTCATCAGGGACTTTTAATTGAGAGTCTTTTAGCCAGTTCCATTGTTTAGCTACATTGACATATGCTGCTGCATCAGGTTTCCATCTTACTTCTCCGTCTGAGAAGAATAAGCCCCATGTCTCTACGAACGGCATTGTTGAGAAAGGATTATCAACCATCGCTTGCCAAGGCATACCACCAAAGCCATCTAAAAAGAAAGATGATACGTTTATTGCATAGCTGTCGAAAGTTTCTGAGTATACTGCCTCGTTATACATATAAGGCAACTGGAATGTTTTAGATCCAGATAAAGCTAGTTCAGTATTTCTTTTTCTCCATGCGGAGGAGTATGCATAAGGGTGAAAACAAACAAAGTCTATCCTAGCTTCTCCAGCCAACTGAGTTAAAAAGCTTTCACCATAAATAGTTTTAGAGTTGGAAAAAGAAGTTGGTGAAGTCAGAGTGTGATCAAAATATGGGTCAGCATCACTATATGTAATAGCTATATTTAATCCCTCATCGTCAATTCTCTTTCTTAGGTATGTAGTTGCACTCAAAACTAATCTATCGGCACCATCAGTAATTGGGAAAAAACTATTTTTTAACATTGCGTCATAAATAGTCTTAAAAAGAGAGTGAGAGACACCATTTATCGTTCCTTCGTCTGGGAGCCCGGTAACCCAGGCATCCATTTCCTGGTACCAACTTTTCCAATCGTTAGTATCATCTGACTCTAAATAAGATTTTACATCAAATGGTAAAAGTCTTTCTGTACCCCCTATTTCTGCTCCAAACTCATTAGCTATATCAAAGCACCACATACTTTCTTTATCTTTAACAACTTCAAAAACAGAAGAAAGATAAGGGTGTAGTACATTTTTCCAAAATTTATCATCTAACTCAGCGTCCGACCCATAAGTATTTACTGCTCTAACTGAATGAGGCCATGTCGCCAAAGTATATGGGGGACCTGGATCAGCATAATATACAGCCCAAGCACCTTCTAAAATTGAGTTATAAGCCAAACCACCTACCCCATATTCATTAAAATTTAAGGATTTAGCTCTTTCTAAACCAAATGGAGTTCTAGTCCAACCGTGAAGCCTAAACTCTAGTCCACTAGCCATAGATTCTATTTGCAAATTTTGAATTGGTGCGCTAGTTGACATTGGAGTATATGCGACAATACTCGCCGGTAACGTATCAATAGCATCAAAGATAGCAAACATCACTTTAATTTTATATTTACTTGCTCTGAAAAGTAAATCTTGTATGTCCTTTAAATGCTTTTCTCTTAACTCAGTTCTTTTATAAGAATCATCATAATATTCAGAGTTAATGCTAGTATTATTTTCGTAACCCCACATATAAGGTTCTAAGAAAACTCTCACTGCATTAACTCCAATACTTCTAAGATAAGAGAACTGAGTATCTATCTCATCTCCATCGTAGTAGTACCATTGAGCAGTTTTGTTAGAACCTAAAAATACATTACTTGCATCATGCCATGGTTCACCCAATCGTACGTAAGCGAACTGTCCATCCTCTGGGATATACCCATCGTAGTATAGTTTACTGTATCTTGGGAGTCTACCACCTTTTCTAAACTCCTTTTCCATATGAGGAACGAAGTTGAATCCACGACAATTATAAAAATATGAACTTGCGTCTACCATTTTAGCTTGTAAAAGTTATTGATATTATTGGCTCCCACATAGTGTTTGGAACGTCAATATTCTTGAAGAAATCCTTATTTAAATTATAGTTATTAAGAACTTCGTCAGAAGTTAATGATTTAGAATAAAATTTAGTAGCTCCTAAATGGCCCTTTAGACCACTTATAACACCACCATACTTACCACCCATGAAGTTTCCACCTTCAGCCATACCATCGGTATAACCACCTCCAAGGATCCAGGGTGTAGTATAGTCATAAAGTTTAGGACAACTCTTAATAATTGAATCAGCCTCTGGGCCTACAGTTGTTGTGCTATATTCAAAACTATTAGCCTGTTTTGTTGATGGAACGTTTGGCATATCTCCTGGGTCTACGCCGAATACGAATGAAAGACTTGAAGTACACATCAAAGTACCATCTAAATAAAATTTTACTTCATCAAGTTTTGGATTTAGAGTAAATGCAATATGACAATATTCTAAGCCTACACTCGACACAGCTTTTCCATTTACTACAGTACTAGCGTCTAGTTTCATTGAGTGCCATTCATTTTTTGATTGACAAACTTCATTATCGTAATAATTCCTAGACAGGAATCCAACTGATGATGAATCATATGACTGAGTAGGGGCAATAAATAAACATTGTGAATCTATTTTATTATCTAGATTAGAGTTAGAGGGTTGCTCATAAGAAGTTATTCTTCTGTCTCTTGTAAACCCAAATACCATACCTCTAACAGTATCAGATCCATCTGATCTTCTAAGATTTAGGATATCATCTTGTTTTAATGACCCTGCTGCCAGTCCTGTATTTTCATTAGCAAGGATCAACCTATAAAGTCCTGATGCCTGAGTTGGTCCATCGTTATAACCCATATCAACGCTGTCAAAATATGGAAGATGTACCCATGTTTCAAACGTTGCCCCTAGTCTGTTATACATCCAATCATTAAACTGATTTGTATCAGGTAACTTTACATAGCTTCCAACAGTTTGTGGGTTTCTCATATCGGAAGAACTGTAATGCTTAGTTACTCCTCTAAGGTAAGGAATAGCAAGACCATCGGTGAAAACATCATCAACACTTGAAGCAACCAACTGTGAATTATTTTCATCAGTATCTGATTCTGAATTTCTAGTTTGGAAATAAGTTGAGTCAGGTAACTCTATGTTAGTGTGAAGATAGTTATATACAGCAAATAGTGAGTCAGTCACTATCATGTCAGTAGCATCTAGTCTCGTTGCTGAAGGGGTGTATACACTGCTTGTACCATCGAATATAAAAGATCCCTCTCCCAGGTCGGGTAATAATAAATGGGACGTTGCAGTATGCTTTGTGGATACAGGAGGGACTACGAATGTAGGTGCTGTAAGAGGAAGCACGACTCCAGATATGTCCTCTTGATTAAGGACCATGGATCTTTGCTTCTCAATATCTAAACTTATGTTTGTCCCTTGTAAGTAAGAGAAATCATTAATCGGAACTTCTCCTACTGAGTATCTTATATCAGAACCATAAATAGATGGTAACTTTACGGCTAGCTCAATTTGCTTCTTCCTTTTATTGATTCTAATTCTATGAAAATTATTTTCGGATATTAAAGATTGTTTTAAGTTAAATATTATTGGCTGGGAAGCATCTTTATTGATTAGCTCTCTTACCTGTCTTTCAATATCATTTATTCTTTTGTTTCTTTGACCTATAAGATCTTGAAGGAATCCATCTTTCTTATAATAATTAGAAAGGAACACTGAGTCATCAATAATCTCTGGATCTAGGATTGTGTTAAAATAACTATCTAGATCTTTATTAGATAATCCCTTTCCTCTTCCTCCAAGGTTAGGATCATGCTCAAATGTCCACAGGTCCTCTTTTCTCAACCTAGCTTTCCTAGCATCTAACTCCATTAGAACGGGTACTAACCCACTAGTTTGAGAATCATAATAAAGACCGTCTTGAGAGAATATAAACTGTCCGTATGATGACTTTGGAGGTCCGAAGTTAAGACGAATAATCTCTTCTGGGGTTGGATCTTCTTCATCCACTTGGTCTGGGAACTTAAATCCAAGACCTTGTAATATACTTGAAAGCTGAGGATTAAATACAGGTTCGAGACTTGGATCCTCTTCTCTACTTCTTAGCGTTTCATCAATTAAACGAAGAGTATTATTACAAGCGTCTATATGTGCTCTAGCGGCCCTAGCTGATCTGGCTAGGGAGCCATATTCAGCGTCTATATAAGAGTCATATGCGGCAGGATCCATGTTAGAAAGTTCTGACTTTAAACCTGCTGAGTCTTTCATCCTTAAGAAATCATTAAATGATTTAACACAGTCTGCTTGAGATTCAACCTCAGAAATTATAGAATTTACATTTTGATATAGTTGTTGACCTTGGTTGACGGCTTCGGATATCGCATCCATGAAGCCTCCCGTTTGCTTACCCAGTAATCCTTCATTTCTATCAATTTTTGACTTTGATGCATCAGAAATAACGGTCAAGCCACCATTTTCATTTACAACAGATAGTCCTCCATTAACACTTCGCAAGAAGTTACTGGCATCAGCTAAAACTCCCTCAGAATTACTTTTTGAATCAAAAATATCATCACCAATACCAGCAAGAATATCTGAAGGTATAAGGCCCATTACGTCTCCAGGTAAGCTAGCCATACAAGATGGAATACCAAAAGCGGTCTCGACCACATCCATCGGAGTACCACCCTGTCCAAATACTGCTTGTGCTGCTTTTAAATCTATATTAGGCATTTTATTGTATCCCTAATGAATTTTGTCTTTCTTCTATATTTATATTCGGAGGAGTTACATCCGCTGTTCCTGGTGAGTTCAAGTGTACCTGTGCACCCTTAATGCCCGTGTTCCCGGCCCCATCCAGTTTTATTGTCCCATTGGATTTAACATTGAAATTACTCCTACTATTAATGTTCACATTCTCACCCTCAAAATTTAAATCTCCATCAGCTAAAAATTCTATATTACCGGATGACCTAACTTTTATATTGCCATTTGATATTAAAGTAATTTCACCATTAGACTTTACTTGGACAATAGAGTTGTTTCCTCTAGCATATACAAAAACATTTCCTGGGGTTGCTCCTTCACCCATCGGAGGATTAGGCCCAGTAAATATATTTATATCTTTATGCTCACTTAGTATATTTACATTTCCAAACTGTTCTGGATTTCCAGGGTTTTTGAAAGTTCCTGTAGATGTATTCTTTATAGTTAGGTCTCTTCCATCCTGCACCCATATAGTTGTATCAGAATTTTTGTTTGTAAATGTTTGACTACCCTTTGTTTCAATTTGTATTGAGTTAGCTGCACCAAGATCTTGAATATTTAAAGGTCCCATTATTCTAATACCCCAACCTTCACTATTTTTTAGATCTATACAGTTTGTTTCGGGGCTATCAATGAGCTTTAGACTATGCCCTGTCTGAGACTTTGCGAATAATCCAGTTACAATTTTTTCAGGAGTATAATAGTCTGATATTTTAATTATCGCACCTTTAGCATCAGAAAGGGAAATACTTCTTGGATTTCCTGTTGCATCAAATGTAGTCTGGGAGACCCTGTCGGGTATTAACTCTAAATCATCATTTAATTCGTTTGTTTTAGCGGCAAATGAGTTCTCTGAAACTACCGTACTTAAATAATAGTATTTATTAGTTGCTACATCTCGGTATAGTAAAACATCTTGAAGCTCTGCCGGTAAAGCTATAAAGCCACCTAAGTACTTATCGTAGTAAGGAGAGGTGTACTCCACTGGGACATCCACCTCTCCTATTG